ATTAACGTTTGGTAAATTGAATACCCTTATTTCAAGCCATTATTTACGCTATTTGTTACATACCTGTTACATACTATATGTACTTTATATGTGCTCATATCGCTTTAAGGCTTACAGTTAGGCTTCCATCTGCGCAAGCCACAATTCAAACACCTTGCCTTCCGGTGCGTCAGGGTCGCGCATATAGGCTTTTGCTACACGGATATACATATTGATGTCGCTGCCGTAAATCTCGGAGTAGTCGGAGTAGAGCATATTCATGACATAGTACCAATCAGCTTTTTGTGTTATGCCTTGCTGGTCTGCGAGCTGACTGGTCTGCTCATATGTCCAATGCTCACCGCACGTGCCGTCAACATTCTTCATCCCGGCAACAGCTTTCTTTGCTAGATGCTCGTCAAAATGCGGGCCATAAGCTACACAATGCAGTTTATATGCAGTATCCCAAAATAACCGAGGGCAACGGCCACGCACTTCTTCTAACGCTTCACAAACTATTTCTTCCATCTCTTCTATCTTTACTGGGTCGGCGCTTACCTGCTCCCAATATTTCTTTAGTTTGTGCATAACGTCACCTCCTTACGCCATTTTTACAACGCTCAAGGAAGCATTGCTGATAGTACCTGCCGCCGTAGCCTGCACCTGCAATGCTACATTATTATCAATCACACAGCAACTAGGCAATACTCTAAGTAATGTAGCAAAGGAGATATTATAAGTATCACCTGTAGCACCGGTTACTGTTGCTTCTGCTCCCGGTACTGCTACACCATTACGAAGAAGATTCAAACCTATATCGCCTGCCGCAGTCGGGGTAATATCAGCGTTCAAAGTAACAAGGTAAAGTCCCTGGATAAGGTTAACGCTTGTGCTTCCTGCCGGATGCTTAATAGACACACCGGTCAGAAGATTGTTAGTCGGGAAGTCAACAAAGCCGTTCGCTGTTACAGTCTGCGCCGCTGTTGCTACTGTTGTTAATGCGGATTTCTGATTGCAAATCATTTATTTTCACCTCTTTAATTAAAGCAATAGGGACGGCTTGCACCGTCCCTAGCAGTGCAGTTAATGCACATAACTTATTGTTTTAGCCTGCGTTATAAGTACAGCCACAAGCACCGGCTACGTTAGCAGCAATGCTCTGATATGGGCTATTCGTAATATAGGCAGGTTGCGGATAAGGTCTAAGTGTGCCGATAAGGGTTGCGCTCTGTGCCTGCTGACTTAATTGGAAGTTAGCGGTCTGTAAGTCGCGGTCACGGTCTGCCAGCTTGTCGCGCAGGTCTTGAATTTGGTTGGCAATCAGAACTGCCCTGGTCTTTTCGCCGTCCTCTTTTACCGCGTTGACAATATCGCAGGTATTACGCGCGTTCTCATAGCGCACTGCGTCAATATTTCGATTCGTCTCGCAGCAGCATTGCTGTTGAGCAAAACGATTTTCGGAAAGCTGACTGCCTAACTGATAACCGGTCTGCATAATGTCACGTTGCACACCGTTAAAACCATTCAGCATAGTGCTGTTCTGAGCGTAGAAGCCATCACACAAGCCGTTCTGAACGCCACGAATACCTTCTTTAATATCCTGCATAGAAAATTGGTCTGCGATTTGGTCGCGCGTCATACTGCCATTAGCGAAAATTTCTGCACCCATATTGCCGCGGTTGTTCCAATTACCGCCCCAGCCGCCCATAAGAGCAAACAGGACAATAATCCACATAAACCACATACCGCCGCCCCAGCAGTCACCGTAATTGTTGTTTCGATTCATGTCCATTACCGGAACAATGTTTGCACCTTCCATGATAAAATTTCACCTCCAGGAATTATATGTAAAGCTCATTGCGCGCTATTAGAGCTTTAAACCGAATTGACTTAAAAACTGAGTAAACTGTTCGTCACTCATGCCGCGTTGCCTTGCAAGGTTACGTACAGTTTCTTTTAACTGCATTTCATTCTTTCCTTGTCCCATTTGCATAGCACGGCTCATCATAGGATTCTGCTGTGCTAATTGTGTAAGCATCATCATAGGATTACCGCTGTTCTGTAACATTGCCATTATCTGCATCGGGTTCATGGTTCATTCCTCCAATCTGCTTTTCCAATCTGTCCACACGTTCTACTAATCTATCTACAATATTTTGTTCAGCATATGCAGGCTGCTTCTGCGAATTGTTAATTTGGTATACTCTGAAAATTGGTAAGCCGTCCAAGCCTATAAGTTTTTCATAAATCTTACCTTCCGCAGGACACGGGAAGAAGGTGCTCGTTCCGTCCAGGTCAATTTGAGCTGCCTTTGCTTCATCCATGCCGGTAACAATTCTGCCTTTTAATGCCATAGGCATAGGCTGCTGCATGGTTGGTTGGTACATCTGCTGCTGTTGTTGCTGCAAATAATTCAGCCGTTGCTGCATCTGCGGTGTTGCGCCCATATAAGGGTTATATTGTCCGTACATACTTATCACCTCACTTATAGTTTAACTGATTTTTAGCAAAACAATCCCTACAAATTCCCCACAAAAAAAGAACCGCCCTAAAAGGCGGCTCCTGCATTTAAAGGAATGATAATACATTTGTTATTTGCTTGTACGCAGTATTCAATTCCTTATCTACCGTTTTAACAGATACATTCAGCTCCGCTGCAATTTGATAATTAGTCATACCTTTTACAAATTTCAGTTCGCAAATTTCTACCTGCCGTGGTGTTATCTTTGCTTCTTCTAATACCGCGCTGAAAGAACGGCGCGTTGAAGCTTGTAACCAATCCCGCGTGTTCTTCAGCAGTATGTTCATTTCTTGTCACCTACCTAAATAAATAAAAGCTATAGCTGTTGCCGCCCATCCAAACAAAGCGGCACAGATTATCTTTCTTTGGAAAGCAATAGTTTCTACATAACCTTTTAATAACATTGTAATAATGCCTGCCGGTAATTGTTCCTTTTCATCCATCGTAACACCATCCAATAATTTTATTTTGCAGCTGCATAAAGCAAGAAGAATAACGCAGTACCTGCATAAATATTCCGCTGATTTTTAATTCTGTTCGCCCGCTTTCGGTCGTATTCCATTTGCTCTGTCAACTTCTTGTATAATGCTTCGCTGTGATTCAATGATTCCTCGGCACTCGCTAATGAGTGTTTGGAGTTCATCAGCGCTTCTTGCGTTAGATTGAGCTGTTTCTTCGCTTCGTTCAACTGCGTCAACAGTTCTGTCGAAGTGTTCTTCTGCTGCTTCAATTTCTCGTCTGCCAGATTCAACTTTGCTTCTAACAGTTTTGTTTGTTCTTTGAATTGATTCCACTGTTCGATTGACATTGTTATCTGTGTCTGCGCTGCTTCTACTGTTCCACCGCCAGTACAAATCATTGCAGATAAGGAAAAGACCAGCAACAATAAGACCAATCTTAACAGCTTTATCAATCTTGCGTCTTGTTTCATCTTTCATTATTACCTCATATAAATACCTATATTTGCAAAACATTATAAATCGTGTCAGACGCACAAACTTCGCCTACAAGCGGCTTTAGCTCGCCGCAGGATAAATCGTAAGCGGTGCAATTTCAAAGCACTCATAAGCGAAGTATTTTTGTGCAATTTGCGCCTTCTTGTAGTTAGATATTCAGATTAGAGAGCAAAGTAATGATGCAACGCACCGAGAGTAAAGCCTAAAACAAGGCCTACTAAAAATTTCTTGTCAGCAACAAAAGCTTTTAATTCTTCCATGATTTCACCTCCTTATCTTCCATTACCAGCAAAGCCATACGCAGGTACGCCATACGGTGTTGTTAAGTCAATGCCAGCAACATACTGATACGTAGCTTCCGCTCTATTGGCGTAACCTGCTCTATACATCTCACCAACATCGGCAGCAATCCAATAGTAATTCTTAAACAGCTTGTAAAGCGCCTCCAGACTACGCAGGTTGACGCGCTCAAAACGATTCTCCAGGAAACGCTTTACAACATAAGTGCTAGTCGGACACCACATGCCAGCATAAATAAGGCAGCGTGTATCATCCAACGTTGGCACCTGTTGAAGCACCTCGACATATTGCAGGCAGTCACGTGACAACTGTTCTAACTGCGCCTGCTGTCCTGCGTCGCTTCTCAAAAGCTCTTTCAGCATCGGCAATTCGCCACTTGCCTTAATATCAATGTAGGTTCTGCCGACAAATTCTTCACCGCCGGGAATAGCTCTCAAAAGCTCATCAGCTCTGTTGCCCTCCCATTGGCTGACACCGATTGACGGATACGCATAGGCGGTAGACTTTGCTACGCTGTCATAGCCGCCTTCAACGCCTGTTGCGATAATGCCTTTTGCGATTTCTCTCGCAAGGCTTTTGTTCCAGTCCATAGCTATCACCTCACTCACTTTTTAAGCAGCGATTGGACGCCTTCTTGTACACGTCTTCGTACATTTCTTGCTTATCGCCGTTGTATGTATATTCCGCATAGATACCATCACCGCTTACGGTCGTTGATAACAACGCCTTGTAGTTCTGCAACGTCTTGCACGCCCAAACCACAAACACATTCTCAAGCGTAATTTGCTCTTTGCTATTATGGTTGTACCATTCAACTAATTTGTTTTTGCATACACTCTCAAAGTGCGCCATACCTGTAATAATCATTATTATCACTCCTTTAATTTCACTTCTTAATTTCACATTTTAGTTGTTTTGTTAACTTCTTCACTTGAAACTTTAAAAGCTCTCGTCTCAATGGCCTTGTTGCCCAGCTGCACAAGCAGCAGCGTAACCATACCAAGTGTACAACTCTCGTAGCAGCTCCAGGTTTTGGCAAAAAAAGCAAGCCATAAAGTAACCAATACCCAGACAATAAAACCTATAACAGCGCAGATTCTACCCACACTATAAGCGTTATCGTTCTTTTTCAACATGTTAATCAATTTACGCATGACACTTACACTCCTTGCATTTTTCATCATGTCCTTTTAAGTCATAGTTAGGCAGTTCATTTAACTGCTCCATTAAACTATCAATCACACCATTGTCGCCCAGAGCCTCGTAACTCCGGTAGCAGGCGTCAATGCTTTCTTTGGCATAGATTGGTATCCAGCCTTTATCCTGGACGTAGTGATTATACGCCTGGATAATTCTGTCACGCAGCAAGGCTTGTAAGCCTGCTTTTAGTGCGTCATTTTCTTTTTTCTTTGTATGATATAACGCAAAGATATAAGAGATAACAGCACCAGCAATAATGTTTATTACAGTTTGTACAGTTGATTCAATCATAAAACACCTCATTCCTATTCATTTTGTTGCTGATATTTAAACTTTTAATACAATATTTTTAACTTCTGCTTTAGTTATAGCAGTTTCCACTTTTTCTTTAGCTTTTCTATAAGCTGTGTGGAGCTTGTCACTTCTCAACGCCACCTGTGCAATAATGCCACGCAGGTCAGATGCAGTTACTTTTACATCTTTATTATCTGCGGTTGTCCATGTTAGGGTGACGGAAGCACCTAAGACTTCAAGGGCAACAATAGCTGCACTAATGCGTTCCCTCGCTTTGCTATCGTAATCAAAAGAGTAACCGTGGTAGATAATAGGCTCAACCTCTGCTTCATCACGTTGCATCTTTAAAGTTTCGATTTTGCGTTCTTTGAGATACTCAATCGGCTCTTCCTCGTGTGTCACTTCGACCCCTAAGTCTTTAAGGGCATCTTCAGAGATAGACAGGGGGATAAAGATACCTTCTTTACCTAAGGCTTCGGAAAGAGGATAGGTGTGAGTATATGTTTTGTCTTTGTATTTATATTTTGTCTGCATTTTGTTCCTCCTTTGCTTAATAATCTTCAACTGTAGGTTTCATGTCATTTATTGCTTTGCCCCATGAAAAAGTCACACCACTTGTATAATAGCAATTAAACAGCAATCTATAAGTTTTATTGGGTGTTACACCTACAATGGAATCAATATCTGCGGCATCGTCGACTTCACCCTCAGGGGTAGTATAAAACCAACCCTCACCCCAAACTTTATTGGTTGATGTATTCTTTATGTTAGCATAGTTGGATAAATCGGGGTCACCCTCACCCCCATCAATAGACGATGTTACTTTGATTCTCTTAATCCCCGGTGGAACAGTAAAAGAAATTGTTTTATTATTTGCGTCATTCCAAGTCCAATACTTGCTACCATCTTCAACCTTTACCTCACCATTTTTCATCATCATTCTGTTTAAGCCCATATTACCACCTCTACGATAACTTATTAGCTTGCACGATGCTGGTCAGATTATTGCTGGCATCTTTTACCATCATAATGTTTAAAAGCAAACCGGAGCTTGTAATAGCTACATCAGATGCAGACCCTATATACTTAACAGTTCCACAGTTAGTGATAGTCAATGCATAGTCTGCATCCGCTGTAAAGTACGCACTAAATACAGAGATTTGTGACTTATCAACTTTCATTGCCAAAGCACCTAAATCAAGTGTGAAATTATTAGTTGCCTTATACATCATTGCAGATATAATCGGCGTATCATTCGTACCTGTTACGATGTATATAGGATACTTTTCGTAATATACCGACAAAAAGTTTAACGTCTGCGCTGCTGTCCAAGTGTTAGCCACCGACGTTTTAGCGTAATCAGCAAGCGATTGATGCTGTGTCAAATAACCTGCATCGTTTGGCAGGTCAGATACTTTAGTAGGCACACTAGCAGCAACGGAATCAATAGCAGCTTTTACAACTTTATTCTGCACAGGGTTGATAGAGGTATCGCTAAGTGCTGCATCAACAGTAATGCCACCATCTTTGCCATCTTTACCTCTGGGCAACATAAAGTTCAACACAGCATTACTAGCAGTACCACTATTGGTAACGCTTGCATTACTACCTGCTGCCCCTGTAGTCACGCTACCAATCGTGATAGACGCAGCAGTACCTGTATCACCTTTTGCACCCTTGATGTTCACACTTGCAGGATTGGTCAGACCAGCTTTATTCGTCCAGCTTAACACACCAGCAGAGGACACACTAGGAATAAATACATTAACATTTTCACTATAATTCTTAGCATTGTCCCTGTAAGTTCGTGCTTCGTTTGCACTACTTCTTGAAGCGTTTGCAAAGTTACTAGCAGTAGTAGCAGCAGACTGTGCCGCTTCCTTGCTGGCTTCTGCGTTGTTTTCGCTAATTTTGGCATTGGCTTCGCTTGCCTTTGCGTTGGTTGCAGATGCCGTAGCGTCAGCCTTGGCGGTTAATGCCTCCTGCTTATAACCACTCGTCAGCTCCGCATTTTCAGCAGCGCTTGCAGCAGATAAGCTCGCGTACTGTGCGCTGTTACCTGCTACGCCTGCTGATTCGAATGCACTATCTTCACTCTTTGCTGCCGCAGTTGCGCTTGCAGCGGCACTCTGTGCTTGTGCTTGAGTCTGCGCGTAAACACCTTGCGCCAATGGCAAAACCTTTGCCGGGTCTTCCGACAATTCAAGAGTTTTTCCATCGTCACTAATTCTAAAGCTTTTGCCGTTCTCCCACGGAATTGTAGTATCAATATCAGCGCTTGTACTTACACCGATTTTCAAACTTCTACCGGTAACGTCGGTAAGCTGTTGCGCAATCATCGTCAGTTTATCGCCAATATCTTCAACCTGGTTAAAAGGATATTGGTCTGGCAAATCCGTTTCCTGCGTTACCGGCACTTCCCTATAAATCGTCAGTTTCCAACCTGTCGGCAACACCGGCGGCCGTTCACTCTCCGGCACTTCTGCGCCGACTGCATAACCTGGATAACGTACAACATTCTTTTCAACATCAACGTAATAATCTTTAGTCAGCAGCTTTTCTTTGCCGTCTGCGCCAGTCAATAAAACTTTTATGTCCGTCCGGTCTAAAATTTTAAACTGATACGCAAACTCTGTTGCATTCCCATTGCCGTTATATGTGATTCTGTTATCGACATGAGCAATCATAATAGCTCCCCTCCTTTTATTGTTTTTGCCAAAAGAAAAGCGTAGATATATTTTTATATCTACGCTTAATAAATTCACTTTAACTAATTATATACCTATTTTTGGAGATTCATATCTATGCTACTTTGTGAAATCTTTGTCAACCTTTTTTACGTTCGCTTTTGGGTCTGCGTTTGTAAATATCTTGCAGCTCAAAGTCCATATCATCACTAGCAATATCTATGCTGTTGAATATGATATTGAAGATGCCGCTAGGAACGCCAAGAAATGCACCGCCGACATATGCTGCTTGTTCTATTAACTCGCCGGGTTCTGTCTTGCCTTCCACAACGTCGTTCAAGCGTCTTGGAACAGTAAAGCCTTTATCAATCAAGCCTTGCGCCGCAGTCAGTCTGTAGCCATAGTTCCTCATACCTAACAGGCATTGTATGCCGATATTTGCAAATTGGCCGTAAGGTCCACCCATAGACAACGGGTAGTTGATAAGTTCTTTTGACAATTTACGATAGCCGTCCTTGTCTTTCTCAAAAGGAGCAGTCAAAGAAAGCTCTGCAATAGCCACGTTCAGCAAGCACACGCCGAGAAATTTGGCACCAGCAAAAGCAATCAGCCGTTCAGCCATTTCTTTTTTCTCGCCGCTATTCCATAACCTTTTGGCGATATGTGCTTCTCTGTCCCATTGGTTAAACTGTGTGTTGAAAAATCCCTGGAACATCGTAAACAATCTGAATAAGCCGCTATTTCGTTGCATACTTGATACATCATGAATACGGCTGCTGCCTAACGTGCGGCGAATAACAGTGTTCGCAAAGTCTAGTGCTTCCTGCTCTGTTTTGCCTTCGTTGATTTTCTTCATGTATGCTTCTGCAAATACTGGTTTTGCAGTCATCATATCAGTGTAACCTAACAGCATTGCACCATATCTCAGCGTCCTTTTTTCAATCGGGTTAAGGTCAGAACGGTTCTGAATATCCCTTAACGTAATGTCTGGCACTTGCGAACGCTCACGCATAAATGCGCTTTTGGCACAAATAGCGTCTACTTCTGCTCTGCCTTCGCTTGTAAAACTGCGAAGTAAGGCTCTGAAAGCGTCGGCATGAGTAAAGCCTTTTGTGCTATTGCCGTAAAGAAATATGTTAGTAGTGTTCTGCATTATCGTTTTAAAATTAAACATAATAGCCGCATTTGTTGCAACATTACGCAAAGCGTCGGCAATCTTCGTAAATGTCTTTTCGGCCATATACGCTGTCTTATTGCCATATGGATTAGCGCAAGCCTGCAAAAACTCTCTTAAAAGTCTTACGTTGGTATCGCCTAAACGCTCAACCATGTTGCGGTAAATATCCTCATCGTTCAGTATCTTTCTGAAATCAAGCATTGTTTCGCGATAACAAATATCATGAATAGTGCTTTTCACCGCCGTAACCTCGCTGCCGCGCGATAAGTCGACGGGATACTTGCCGCCGGTACGCGACTTGCTGGAACCACTGTTAGTAGCTAAAGTCCGCTGCGGTGGTCTGCTACCTTCTTCGGTACTGTCGATTCTGTCGAATTTACCAGGCATACTGCCGGTTCGCATATCACGTTCCAATGGGAAGTAGCCACCGTCAAATACCACGCTTTCACCGCTGGCAAGCTTCATCACCAACGGCGACGCTTCAATCTTCGGCGGCTCAAAGCCTTTTGTTCTGCGGTTGACTTCTGCCAGCATAGGCCAGAATTTACTTGCTGCATTGATACGTGCCTGCGCATAGGCAATATCTGCTTTAGTCAGATGCTTGCACAAAAACTCTATAAGGTTTTGTTTGGTTTGCAGCATCGCTTCTTCTCTGCCTATAAGCTCCGATTCTTCCACCCATATATCAGAATTCTTTACGCCTACCGGTTTTTGCGAACACAGCCTTGCGGCGTTGCTGTCGCTGCCCAGATTGCACAGCATAGCAATCAAAGCATGCTTATCTGCGCTACCGCCAAGCTCTTTGTAGTAAATTCTTGTATCATGCGCAATGCCTGTTTTCTTGTCCGGTTCCCATTTCTGCAAAGCATCTATAAGCTCGTTCTGGTAACTTTCAAGCATCGTGCTTTCCATATCTGCGCAATGGTTGATTTTGTTGTAAAACTCCCTAGTAAAATAACCTTCCGTCCAATTATCCATCATTAAGAAGAAGTTATCAGCATTACGCAGTGTAGCTATGATATTTTTAGGCCATTCAACAATTCGCTTACGCAGGCTCTTTTTACTGTCGCTACCAATCTCCGCCTCATACTCTACCGGCAATTCTTGCAGGTGCGCTATCGTATCAGCCTTAACCTGTTCAAAGGCTTCACCGGCGGCGATTTTGTTCATTTGCGTATCCTGTTTTGCAATAGCACGAATGTTTTTCAGCGCGTCGATAACGTCCATATAGTTCGCAAGGCTAAGTTGCGGCGCGTTGGTCAAATCATTATTCGGGTTCAGAACAAACTTCGGCATAGAAATAATTTCGTCACCGTACTTTGCCTGCATCTCTGCAATGTAATCGCTAAGCGGCTGCACTTCTCTGCCGTTGGTGTTAAAGTCCTTGCGGTGATAGCCCATGCGCTCCAGCAATGCGCACATTTGGAAGAAGTGCTGCTCTGTTCCCCACACTTCTTTCTTGCTGTGCATCTGCTTTCTGACGTACTTTCTTGCGCTTTCAATCTGATGTTTGGCCTTGACTGCTTCACGATACAAAGCGTGATTAATCATCTGCTGTTGCTTATACATAGCCGCTTCTTCCAAAAGGCCAGCTTTCGCAGCCTTGTTTGCATTAGCCGCCGCTCTGCGTTCTGCCATAGCAAATCTTCTCGGCTTCATAACTTCGCCTGCTGGCAAAGTCTGAATATAGCGTTTAGCAAAATTGTCTGCGTTCTGCTTCCGCACTTTAGCAATATTCTCACGCTCTTTTTGCTTAATATCCTTGTCGCTTATTTCGTTGAGTGCCTCATCAATAAGCTGTTGTTCAAGTGCAACCACTTCGCCGCTTTCGTCATTGTAGAGTGCTTCCCTTGCCGCCTCTCTTGCCTGTTCACGCTCCTGCATGAAGTCGGGGAATCTGCGGTTCACAGCCTTGTCAATCTCTTGACGTACCATAGCTCTTTCGCTCGGTGAAGTCAAAATATCCTGCGCCATAGCATCGCCACTGTCATAGCCCAAACTGTCAGCCATCCAGTCAAACAGTTCTCTCTGCTCGTTAGACAAGGCACGCTTTTTGCTCATCTCCACAAGGTCGACTTTATCCGGATTAGTTTCAAGCTCATGCTTCAAGGCTTTAAGCTCGTTAAGCTCCGTAAGTTGTTCACCCTCTACCAACGTTTCGGCAATCTCTTTCAAGCCTTCTTCGCTTTTGAGCTTTGCTCTGTCACCGCCGTTGCGAATGTAGTTTCTCGCCCAGTTATCCTGCACGTCGCTACCCTCATTCTCATTGACGGTATAACCTTCGACAATCTCTCTTGCCATTTCATAGCCGCCGGCATAGCCGTTTTCCTCTGCTATCTGGTCAAAGAGTTCTTTTTGCTCCTGCGATAATTGGTTGCGCTTACTTTCTTTTACCAGGTCGACACCTTCGGGGTCTGTTTCAAGTCTATGTTTCAAGGCTTGCAGTCTGTCTAGCTCATCTACAATATGCTTAAAGTCTGCCTTAATTTCAGCGTCGCCATAATCTAAACCGGTGCTACGCAAATCGTAGTAATCCGCTATATCTTCGCCTCTTGCAATCTTTTCAGCAATTCTTCTGCGTCCTTTTTTACTGGTCAAGTCGCTTACGCTGCCGCCGTAGTCATGAACGTATCTTGATACCCAGTTGACATTACGAATACTGTCACCTGCTTCATGGAATACAAGGCCTTCAATATCCGCTTGCTCTAAAGCTCGCTTAGTCCAATGACGTTTTCCGTCCTTGCCTATCTCACCAAAATCAACCAAGACTGCGCTTTGGTCCGGTATGCCTGCAAAGTCATTTGCATACTTGCCTTCTGTTCTATTGGTTGCGGCAAAGTAGCCCCACTTACCATTGATGAAAAACGCACGCTCACTCTTGACTGTATCTTGATATTCCGCAAGCTCGCTTTCTATTCTGTCAGCAATAGGATTTAAAATATCATCAATAGCTATGTTTGTGTCTTTTAATAATTCGTTATAGTTTATGCGCTCATTGCCATAAATGTATTTTCTTGCAAGCCTACGCGGATTAGCTTCGATTGTTTCCCATTCGTTGATTTTTTGCTTGAAGTTAGCATGAGCCATGCCGTGTTCATCAACAACGAAGGTAGGATTGGTAACAGTTTTCTGTCTTGACTTGCTGAACATAGCAATCAGCATATCTTCAGCGTTTGCAACACGCTCTTTAGAAAGTGTGCCATATGCGTCGACTTCTGCTTGAAGATACTCAACTATCGGATTAAGTATATCGTCAATGCTGGCGTTGGTATCGTTCAGCATATCATTATAGTTTGGCAGTACGTTTCCTAAAACGTGCCTATATTTTCTCGCAATAATCGCGGGATTAGCAAGTTTTGATTCTTGCCCAAATTCCTGCCCGACTTGCACTCTTGCACGATTGACAAGTTCTTGCGCTACTGCCTGCTCAATCTGCGGCCGTATTTCTTCGATGAAAGCAGCCTTTTCAGCTCTGCGTTTTGCGCTGAAATCAGCCATTGCACGTCTTGTCAGAATATCCACGGCCTTGTCTTTAGCCTTCAAGATTTTATCTTGCAAGGCTTTTTTATTTTGGTCTGATAACTTGGATGTTATATTCTCCGGCAAGCCACCAAACATACCTTCCATGCGCGACATAACTTCAATTTCTTCACGGCACGCCAACATTCTGTCGAATACCTGCCGTACTTCCGGTGTCAATTCTGTCGCATTTTCGCTTCTTGCTATCTTACTATAAATAGCTGATAACCAATTAGCGAATCTCTGGAACGCTCCACGCAGGCCAACACTAGGTGCTTTGCCTTCCATGATGTAGGTTTCAAATGCTTCTGCCAGCTTTTCATGCCCGGCTCTCTTTGCTTCAACGTCACCGCTTGCCCATGTTTCAGCATCAATGCCTGCATACTCCATGAGTTTTTTTGCATCAGCATTTAGTCTTGCATTGCTGGGGTCTGCAAGTGCTTCGTTAATCATAGTTTCTGCAAAGTAGTGTCCTGTTTCATGGATAACTGTGCTTGCGTCTGCACCTTTGAAAAGTGTAATAATATAAGAACCATCTTCCGCTGGGGAAAACATGCCTTTATCTTTCAGTGTACCATTGACAATTTTTTGTTGCTTGTAATTATCTGCTTTTTGTGATACACTATCAGCAAAAGAGGACGTTTTGTTTGAGATACTGGGCTGAGCCTTGAATTGCTCGGAACCCGAGGGCTTGAACGCGTCCTCTATTTTTTTATACTCACTTTCGTTAAAAACATTATGATTATAATATGATAATGATTTATCATTATGTTCTCTTACTGTAACAACTACATAACGTTTTTCACCATTAACATTCAGTGCAGAATGAATATAATAAAAATTCTCGTCTGAATGTTTTTCTTTTTGCGGCGCAGATTCTGTAACGAAATTACCATTCTCCATAATTTCACGTAAATAGCGCAATGCAAAAAGTTTTTCTTTTTTAGCGGAAGTGTGTTCCATTTTCTTTCTGCCACTTGTGCCAAATTTAATATTATTTTCTTGATACCCTTTATCTATTCTAATATCACCCAATACACCATTATGAACACTCGTGCCTTGCAAGTTGTCCCTATACCATGCAAAAGCCTTTTTCTGCAAGCTCTTCAAATCTGAATAGTGTCCCATCTCATTTCCGGTAATATTAGTAGTATAGAATTGCTCTTTTTTAAGCACTCCTCCCTTGCTAAACCAGCCATTCTTTTGTTTAGCTTTGCCGCCATCTTCAAAGCGCAGCTTATTCTTTTGCAGCCATGCAGCAGGATTTTCGGGGTCTGCAATAAGTGCGCGGCTCTCCAGCACTAAGCGCAAATTGCCAGCATGAGATTTATTCATACCGGCTTTAGTAGCGCTGTCAACAATAGCGTCAAGTTCTGCGTCAAGCTCCGTACTTGCTTGCCTGGTTAAGTTATAGCCTTCTCGCAATTCCTTACGTGTCTTTGCGCCGCCGTCCGACAATTCGCCGTTGCTGTCAAAATACATATTGTCTTTTGTAGCCTCAAACAGTGCATTGTCCTTAGCCATAGCCGCCGTAAACTTGCCACGGCTAATATCTATATCCTGCCCCAGCTCCGCAGCCGTTGCAACTTCTTCTTCGGTAATTCCCAATTCCTCAAAAAGTTTATTATTGTTGCTAGTCTGCTTGTAGCCTTCTAAATCCTGCGCTGATACAGTAACAGTATTATCCTCTACGTTAGCATTAATAGCGTCAATGCTTGCTCCTGCGTATTCGGGGTTAATGCCTGTTTCTTTGATTCGTTCAGCGTCTGCTACTAACTTTGCCTTGCGTTCTTCGTTCGCTTTCAAGGCTACGTGCTCAACGGCACTGTCAACGGCAACGCTTACGCCACTGACTGTACCGCCAAGGATACCGCCGATAAGGCCGCTATAGCCTGCTTCCTTCAAATTCTGCTGCCAGTTCTCACCCCACATTTCCGCAAGTTTTGCAGTACTTGCACCTGGGTTCTTTGCCCATAAGTCCGTCGCCTGTTCCGGGAATTCCTGCAATGCTTCGGTAACGCCTTCTTCAAGGCCGCGTTTAGTGACTTCCCAAATCTTAGCTTTCAGACCGCTACCGGCTGGCATCTTCTTTAGCAGTCTGCCAAGCGGCAGTTCTTCCAATACCGCCTGCGGCACAGCGTTCATCAAGCCTGCTTCTGCCGCTCTGCTTGCGTTTACGCCTTCTTTGCGCAGTCGCAGATATTGTTCACCGCTGATGTTTGCACCATTGTAAAGCATACTGATAGCGTGTACAGTTTTCATTCCTGCACCGGCAGCGCCTGCGCCTTTAGTCAGTGCAAGCTGTACTAAAAGCTGAATACCGTTTTCGGCCAAATCATAACCAAGTTGCCCAGCCGCCGTATCAGCCTTAACTTCTTCGCGCTTCAAAATCTCATCGGTGACATAGCCTAAAGCCTTGCTGATGTTCTCTGATTGGTCATACTCTTTAACAACATTCTTGTCACCCTTATGAGCTTCAATATTAGCGTCAACGGCCGCTTTAGCCGCACCGAATAAGCCACGCACCGAACCTTTAAGGCCGTTCATTACGGCAGTGCCTATGCCCGGCTTATCGTCGTTGATAATACTGCTAGTATCAATCGTCGGTGAGCTATTGCTTTTTACTGCCTGCGAAAACTTGTTGTATTCATCGTCACTCATTTTTTGCAGGTCATAAAAGCCTAGAGTTTCAGCAGGTGACAAGCCGCTGTCAATATCAGCAATAAAGCCATAATTAGCATATTCCTTTTTTGCCTTTAATCTGCGGTCGAATTCGTCTAAAGGTTCATTAGCCATTTAGTAATCTCCTTTCAGTAACTTTGCCAGATATGCACCGTTTATTTTGCCCGATGTGCCATCCAACCATTTAACATCGTACCAATCATCCCCGGTTTTATTTACGCTTGCGATACCACGTGCAATCAAATCTGCGTCACTTGCTTTTATATCTTCTGTACTGTCAAACCAGAATGAATGTTTTTCGGTAACATAGCTGCCGTAAACCTTAGTAGTTACGCAGTTTTGCAAGGCTTCCAACAACTCCGTTTCACCCGGATTCATGCCGTGATTTTTTACGCGATAAGCGCGTACCCATTGCCGCCCATAGTTTTGGATTTTCTTCTTGTACAGTGCATCAGCATTTTTACCTGCGACTTGTTGCACAAGGCCTTCCATATCAAAAGCAAATTCGCCTGTACCGCTATACCAATCTTTGTATATTTTTTCTAACTTCCCACGCTGCGCAGATGATGCACCTTTGTTAGCAGCGTATGCCAAGAATTGGTCAATGCTAGAAAACTTGCCTTCTTGCAGCATATCTTCCAGTACGCCTATTGCATCGTCATCAAGTTTTCCGTTACTGCTTCCACCGCTACCGCTTCTGCCTTGCGGTCCATATATAGCATTAACAGCATTGCGATAAGTTACATACTTGTCGGGGTCACTGCCTGCCTGGTTAGTAGCCCACGCCATAGCTTCACTATAGCTTGTGCCGTTACCAAACATAGCAAATATCTCATTTTTTATCCCTTCAAAAAGTTTGTTTTTCTTATAAGTTTCTATTCTGTCATGGTCTGCTTTAATAGTGCGGTACTGCTTCATAATGCGGTCTTGCTCATCCTGGCTCATAGGCCTAGTGCTATGCACCGTACCCATTCTCTTTACAACGCTGGTAGCGTATTCCTTAATGCTAGGCTCGTTCCCATGCTGCGGCGTATCCCAAGTGTTTCCCCATACGTCCGTTGTTTTACCACTTACCCAGCGTTGCGCATTAGTTTCTCCACTATACCATGCTACCGCCGCACCTGCTGCACCGTATTTATCATAGTATTGTTTTAACTTAAATCGTGCTACAATCTCTTGATTTTCCGGTGTCATTGCTGCGCCTGCTGGCAAGCCCGCTTCTTGGCTCCAGCTAGGCCAGTTACTAGGCAAAATCTGATACTTGCCGCTTGCGCCTGTACGGCCATTCTTGGCGTTATAATTGCCGCCGCTCTCTTGAATACCGAAAGAAGTTAGCAAATTCTCAAAATCATTACCGCTTTCGCCGCCGCTAAATCCTTTCATGCCTTCAAGTTCTTTGCGTACCGCTTCTTCATTGTCGCCATATTTAGCATACAAATCTTTAGCGGTATTTCTTTCAAAAGCGCTGCTCTCTTTATCGTATGCCACCTTCTCAAAAGCAGCTCGCTGATTGGCAGTCAGATAACTACCGTACTTATCCATGATGTTACGCATAGTGCCATAATCTTCGTTGGTGATGCTTGCACCGACGGCACTTGCTACCACCTGCCCAATGTTGGCTCTGCTCTTAGATTCGATAAACTCTGCGCCACGCTTGCCATATATAGCACTTGTCAGCAACTGTGTACGAATAATTTCATCTTGCAGCGCCTGCGGGTTGTTCCAGTTCTTCTGTACAAACTCGCAGGAGTTCTGAATATTATTGTCATAGCGCAAATCAGTGACTGCTTCTTTTTGCTTCTGCTCGTATTGGTCGACAGTCTGGAAGCCTTGCTGTGCGCTCTGATACATTAAATGGTCTAATGCAAGCTGGTTCTTTTGGCTGTGCAATTTGGTATTACTTAATACATCCTGCCTTGCTTTATTTATCTGCTCTGTGTAGCTTGCGCCTGCACCGGCAGTGCCTTCTAACTTTGTATTCATAAGGCCGCTTTCATCGTTGTACATGATGTTATAACGGCTCTTATTAAATATATCCATAGCATTAAGAATGGACTGTTTGTCCTCATCTTCCTGCTGTGCTTCTACTGCTACCGCCCATTTGTTGGCGGCACCGGCAATAGCGGCAAGTCCTTTGCCGCCGCTGCCATAAGCGTTAAGGTCACTCGATACCTTGACAGTCGCACCGCCACCGGTACCTAAATTGACGCTGCCTTGATAACCTGCAATCTTCATACTGCACCTCCCTTACCAGTTCCATTTAGTAAAGCCTGTATTATCCATGAACGGGTTATTCTTCTTTGCCTGGTTGTAAAGATTGAAGCCGTTCATATTGCTAGCAGGAAGATTGAAATCACTGTTAGCATCGTACCAATCGTCACTGCTTACCGTAGTTGTTCCCTTGCTGCCGCCAATCATACCTTTAGAGTAAGCGTTCGCCGCCGCACCTACAAGCGTACTAAACATCTGCATTTTGCCGTTGGCTTTAGCGTTCTTCGCCGCCGCATTATATGCGCTTGCCTGGTTGCGGTAATTGACTTCGTTTACATAAGTGCTCCACGCATCATTGCGCTGATTCTGCAACAGATTCATGCTGTCTTTTCTGTAAGCGTTCTCACTGCTTGAAAGAATATCGCTGACACTGCCGCCGCTAGTTAGGCCGCTGCTGCCTGCCGCCGCCAGCGCCTGCCCCCTTGCAAGCCTCATTCTATCGTTAAGCTGGCTCTGCTTCTGCGCATATGCTTCTGCTTGCTGCTCACGTTGGCGGCTCATAATAGCCGCGTTCTGCTGTGCGGCCTGCGCCTGCGCTTTATATGCCTGTTCCTGCTGTTTGGCCTGCTGATGCTGGCCGCTTAACTGCATAACAGTTTGCAGCCCCATTAAAATGCCAAGTGTGCCCATTACGCTCACTCCCCTCTGTATGGAATATAAAACTGATAAAACTTTTTGCCGTCCCAACCTATTTTAGGCTCTACCAAGAATACTGCCCCCAAGTGTCTTAAATAGTTAATGCTAGTGCGGTTCTTCTCGTAGACGATATTGTGCAGCAGTCCATGCTTACGCACCCATTCATTCAGCACTTTTTTAGCCTCCTTGAAAAGCAGGCTCTTTGTGTACCCGTTGTAAAGTTCGTTCGTGCCAACCATCCAAATGCCGCGCCCTGGTGCGCCCCATTCCATAGTGCCCTTGCCGAATATCGCAAGCAGTTTGCCATCCTCACCACGGTATACCCTTGTTTCTTCGTCAAGCTTGATACTACCAATGAGTACAAATACCGGGTCACTGCTTACTTCCAAATCTTCTTTATCATGCGGCCGTATATCTTGCATGAGTTCTTCAATCAACGGCACAACATTTTCTTTTGACTTGTTATCAAGAATTTCAACAGTCCACTTCTTAGCCACCGAAAGACACCTCCCGCACTACTGCCAACAAGTTAAAAGGATACGGCTCATCCGTAACGATAATCACTCTGCCTTCGTTGTTAAAGCCGCCAATAGGCAAAGTCATATGCTTGTCGCCGGTAAATAATTTAATATCGCTCACTGCGTTCTGCTCATCAAAATTCATCAAGTCCAAAGTATTTATATCTGGACCAACCATGCCACCCAGCGAATTACTTAAACGCATTATGCAGTTACTAATCTGTTTTCTGCGTCCTTGCATAGTGCCGTCACCAGTCTTAATTTCGACGTTTGGAAGTTCCACGATACTTCTATAGGACAAGCCAATAAAAGCGTGTTGTACGGCCGCCGGGAGCGTCACAGTGCCGTCTTGACTTACTGTCAGTCCGCTATACATTCTTCCGTCACCGATAACAGTAACTTTTTCGCCTGCCAGCTCTGCTGCATCAATCTCCGTTTCCCCACTGCTCTTTTCAGCAGTGCTATACTCAATAGCATTATCAAGCATAATATAATCATCGGGGTTATTGCTTTTTGCAGGATTCTTTGCCAGATACTCAATGTTGCGTACTGTCACGCCGTTTATCTCTCGCTTTACTACAAGATAAATAATATCTTCGTCGCCTTCCTGCACTGCCGCCACTGCTTCAATCTTGCCTTGCGTTTCTATCGTCGACCAAGCATATACTTTCTGTTCCATGATGTAGGATAAGCAAGCCATAGTCCCGTCACTTCTCACAAAATATATAGTGCTGTCGGGTTCCTGCTTATATGCACTGTCGACAATCTGTACATTCTCTATGATATGCTTTGCTAGCAATGTTAAGTCATTACCGCCGTAGCTGTCTGTTTCATAACTATATGCCATATCCCTTACAGTGCTTCCACGTCCTTGTACAAACACGATTCTGCCGCCAATCATCAACGGCTCAACAGTGCTGCATCCGCGTGTAGTCTGCATTTTGGGAACGGCTTTAGATGGGGTTACAGTATCGCTGCCGCTTACTGTCCATTCGTTACCCGCAGTCAAGACGATTAAGTCAGTGCTTGCAATCAAGTGTAAAATCTTAAACTGCTTGCGGCTTACAAACGCAAGTGCTACTGCGCTATCATCGGTAACAGTGCCGCTGGCTTTCTCTACACTGAAATTGCCGTAATCACCGGTTCTGCTCATCCATACCATGTAAGGCTGCTTCTTCGTGCCGCCAAAACATAGTCTGTCTTGGAAAAAGCACAGTGTTTGCGGGTAGCCAAATTCTTCACTCCATGCGCCCCATAAGAAATTAGTTGTCATATCCGTTGAGCCAAGTTCTTTTTCAACATGGGCTTTAGCTGTACTGTCGCTAGTGATTTCAGTGAGTTTTACAACGCCTTCCGCATTGTAGGCCATTGCTGTTAAATCAACAGTGCAAGTACCGCTAGTTATAGTACATACCGCCCTTAAAAATACCGGTTCTGTTACGCTGCCGCTTTCGGACGGGTTGTAATCGTCCTTAGATGTATATTTTCTGTATTCCTTCCAGCTTTCGCCATCGTCGCTTTTTTCTACGGTAAAACTGCCGCTCCAGGTTCCGTGACTGATAACCTTCCAATTTTCACCTACGCGCACTCTTTCAGTAGTGCCGTTGCTGGTAGATACAGTCTTGCTTGCAATCTCTTGTTTAAGTTTGATATACGCGCCCGGCTTGCTGTTGGCGAAAATATTCTTATTGCTTTTTAAAGTAATGTTGCCTTGTGTTCCCGAAGGTGTTAATTCTTTATTGCCGGCATATAAAATCTTTACCCAGCCATTAGCACCCGCTGTTGGCTGAGTTTCACTGCTGCCAAAAAGACTTTTGCCGTATCCGCCTGCTCCTCCGTTAGCACCATTGCCGTAGCTCGTTCCGTCTGTTCCCGGAGTATTCGGTTCGCCTTTTCTGCCGCCAGTGCCGCCGTCACCGCCTTTTGCTATCATGTCAAACGCTGTACTGCTTACACCATTACTTCCGCTAGGCGCAGAGTTGCTTGCATTACTCCCTGCTGCGCCGCCACTACCGACAGTTATTGTGTAGCTCGTTTCCTTGTTTAAAGTCAAAGTCTTAATAATACGCCCCCCGTTGCCGCCGTTGCCGCCGTTGATATATACAGTACGACTTGAATGTTCACCCATCTTCTTCCTGTATTTGGCGGCACCCCCGCCGCCACCACCGCCGCCAGCTATGTCAATCTGGTATTCACCGGTAACAGTCGGTTGGAATAGATACGTTCCGGGTGATGTATAGCTTATGCCGCTATAATTTTCAAGTGAGTTTGATTCATCGAAATACATATCAGTAATTTCAAAATCAGAAAAACGCCAGTCAGTTTCCGAATATCTTGCAAGCTGTTTCACCGGATATTTGCCGCTCGCAATAAACATAGTATCTGCACTTTGAACAAATCTCAAATCTTGCAGCATATCCGCCGTGTATGGTGTCATAAGTTCTATGTTTATATAAAGTCCGTTCTTATGTACTCTTATATATTTCTCGCTAATCTCCAAAAGATAGTCGGTGTTATCTGCACCGTTGAACGGCACCAGGATACACGCTTTATCGCTATATTTTGTTCGTGCCATATACTTCATTCCCGGTCTGCGATAAATAGGACCGTGCGGCTTGATAAGGCAGTTATAGGCTTGCAGTACCGCAAGCTGGTACTTATCTAAATCGACGCGGTTGGCAACTTCGGCGCTGATTTCGCCGCCGGTAAATGCAGGCTGCAGTAAATAATAAGGTGTTAACCCACTAGCCATAATTACGCCCTCCCGTCAAAGTATTTGCTCGGATAGTCCGGCAATTCTTTCTTTTCGCTTGCCGTGGTATACTTCGCTTTCTGTAATGCCGCCATTGCAAGCTGATACTGCGCCTGCTGCAAGCCGCTGTTGCCGGTCAGTTGTACGCAGATATTAAACGCCAGCATATGAGTAAACGCGCTCAAAAAATCACTTGAAAACATTTCCACGTCGTCAACATCATAGGTATATTCAAGCCACGCAGCAGGGATATTGCAGCCTATACCAAGCACGTTGTCACTTGCCATATATAAGTCCCACTCTTCCTGCTGCTGTTCGCCTGCCCTTATCATTGCGCCGGTGTCAGCGTCAAATATCTTGCGCACAGCAAGGCACTTTTCGGGGTAGGCGTAAACGTGGGACCAGTACGGAGATTCGATACTAAGTTCTGCAAGCTTGCTCACGCGCTTTGCAAATCCCCAAGTGTAGCTTCTTAATAACTCTTTGCGGGTAGGCTCATAAAACAGTTTGCACTGTCTGGCCAACTCCGACTGCTCATCTATATTGCTTATACGCCCTTTGGCGATATGAGCCAGCGCCATATTACATACATCGGTAATGTTAAGCATTTTAACTATTCCTCCTTGATTATTAAAAAAGGGAAGAGCTTTCGCCCTCCCCTTAAAGTACTAAATCAGCCCGGCCAGTTCGGAACAGTTTCAGTCAAGCCAGCAGTCAGTTTGCCGCCGCTTGCGCCGGTAACAGTCAGTCTGGAAAAAGCCTTCATGCCATACGGCAGTTTTGCCGCAACCAAGACACCCTTCTTGCTGGCAGCAAGGGTATAAGTCGCAACAACGGTTTTAGTGCCGAAGCTTTCGCTGTCGGAAGTTTCCAGCGCCGCAGTGATAGTGCCGCTAGTAGCTAAGGCGGTCGGCGCAGTGATAACAAGAAACAACGGGTCGGCCGCATCACCGCCGCCAACGTTCGCAATTACATTGCTGGTCAAGGAATTGTCCATGTACATATTTTGCTGGTCAAAAATCATTGTTATTCACTCCTTCCGGTTATTGTACTGCCGCTTCGGTTTCGCTTTGGCAGTCAAGTTTCTTAATCTGAATACCTGCAAGGTACAGTTTAGGCGGTGCGTCCATGAAGTCTTGACGGGTAACATGAACATTGTTTTTGTTGTTCAGATAGCACTCCAGCCAAGAGTATACGCCGTCAGATACATACGCAACCGGCGCTTTCGGGTCTTGCAGACGGTTCTTTGCGAAGATGAATTTATTCATCAGCTCACGTTGCGCACTGTCAGTCAAAGAGTTAAGCTTTTGGACATCAATGTTGCACACGCGCACAATAGAACGAACATTTTGTACCGCTAAGCCGCACTTCCAAGAGTACAAGGTCTGCAATGCACGGAACGGCTTGTTGTTCTCGTCGTACACATCACTTTCGCCCAAGTCCTCAGTCTTCAAGCCTGCCTGGGTGCCTTTAGGATATACACCCATTACACGGCGGTCGCCCCAGTCTACGAAGTAGATAGAAGCATTAGTGTTAGTGCCAGGAGTACCAGCGGAAATCACCTGGTGTCCTGGAGTGCCTTTGCCGCCGTCGGTCAAAGTATTGTAGCGAATTGCAATACCATTGAAAGTGTCCGGGTCTTCATCTAAGTTGCCGTACAAGAATTGACGTGCGACGTATTGGCCCATGCCTTCTACGTGTGCATCATCCTCTGCCATACGGAAAGCCTGCGGATTCGGTTTACCGGAAAGCAATTCAACGTCCACGCAGGAACGGTCCTCCAAGTGCATACATACATCAATGCGCTGTTTTACAGTGCCTTTAGTCGGAGAAGTACCGCGGTTAATACGACGGATAGACGGAGAAGGCAGGCTGGCACGAATAGTAGTTTTAGTACCAATCGGCAAATCGCCTTCCATCCACCGAATATCTTCCATAATAGGATTGGATTCGTTAAGCACTTCCATAACGCGGTCAATAGCGCCTTGCGGAGTTAAATACTTTCGTAAGTCACTCATAGTTTGGGAGTAACCAATAGTAGCCATAGTTTCATCATCCTTCCTGTTTTTCAATTAAAAGTTAATAAATTATTTGTACCTGCTCCAGTCGGTTTTCGGGTACATGTTTGCTGCAATGCCTTGCGCAGCGTTTAAGCCTTGTGCGCCGTTTTGTGCAGCCAAGCCGGGGTCCTCGCCAAGCAGTTCGCCAAGTTTCGCAAATGCTCTCACGATAGCAATTTGATTGCCTGCGCCAGTAATTTCTAACGCTTCACGCACGTTCAAGCCCGGATACATTGCCTCCAATTTACGGCAGGCAGTATCGCAAAGGCCCTGTACTTTGCCCAAGTCTGCGCCCAGTGCCGTTTTAGCTTCGTCACCCCATTTAGCAATTTCTTGCGCACGGAGCTGTTCTACACCTTGCACTACACGGCTTGCATACTCTGTGCCGTACTTTGCAAGTGCTCTTGCCTGGTCATTACTGAGGTTCATTCCCTTAATGACATCCACAAAGCGTCCTTGCTCATCAGCACTAAGCTCATAGCCTTCCGGCATTTCTACTCCTGCAAAGTCATAATTCACTGTGCCGGGCTGCTGTTGTGCGCCTTGCCCATTACTTCCGTTCCCTGCAATAGTGCCGGAAGCACTTGTATTATTAGTTGCATTAGTAGTCGGTTCTGTTTGCTGCTGTTGCGCTGCGGTATCGGGTTGCTGCTGTGCGCCTTCGCCGTTTACAACTGTGTTTTCGCCGTTCTCGCCCATTAGTTATTCCTCCTTGTTGTTATCTACATATTCCACTGCCAGCTCTTGTAGCTTTAGTTGGAATTCTGCATACTCCATTTCAGCCTGCTGCTTTAGCTCTATGCCTTGCAGCCCAAGTGCTAAAATGCTTTTGATAATGCCTAAGCCTACGTCGCGGCGGCCTTCGTTGTAGAAAGTCTTGCTGTTGCCGGTAAAGCACATAGAGTTTACTTTGGTTACGTCAAGCATACGCATCAAGAACCAGCGCCCGCTTTCGCTCCCCAGCAGGTCAAGCAGGGCCTCTTTATCCCTTCTTGCCTGTTCTCTTACCATGTACTCTGTAAGCAGTGCTTGCTTTCTATCATCGCCGGTATTGGATTTATATTTAAACTGCTCGCTCATTATTCCCAACCTCCTGGCACGCCTAGCCAGCTTGTAATAGCCGGGTTGGAATCATTCGCCGCCGCAGTAAGATTTTTGGCCGCCTCTGCCGCAGGAGCCGCAGCCTGTGCCATTGCCAAGCCTTCCTGCATTTCCTGCTGCCGTTGCATTTCCTGCTGCTCTTGTTTGAGCATTTCTTGTACTTCTTCATCACTGCGCAATGCCATCGCAGGCACGCCAAGCATTTCAAAGTATTTTGTAATAGCACCCAACGGGTTAATCTTCTTCGTAACTTCTGGCCATACTTGCGCCATCTGTCCGGTTTGTGCTATCGCCTGTTCGATATTCACAAGTCCGCTCATCTTCTGCGCCTGCGCCAAAGGTGAAATATAGTCCACTTCTACATCCTCTTCACTCAAAATGTCTTGTAGTTCTTCCGGTACCGGTGGGAATCCACCGCTTCTGTCGATGATGTTATATACACGTTGAAGAATCAGTGTTAAGAATTCATCCTGCAATCGCTCAACCACCGGGCCTAGCTGTTGCAGTTTTTCCTGCGTTCTCTCCATAACCTCTCTAGCAGTCATGCGGCTATTATCAAGGTTATCTAACATCAAGAACAAATCAGCACTGTATGCTCTCTTTATAGCATCCTCAACGCGAATAATTTCTTCCTGCGCGTCCTTCAAGTCAAGGTCAACCGCGAACAAAGGCTTAACCATATCTTGCGTCTGGTCATCTACGGCTGTTAGACCGCCAGGCATCAAGTTAATACCGCCGTTATTCATAAGGCTTGGACTGCCTTGCATCGGCGGCTTTATCTTTAACTCTATTGCTGTGAGATAATCTTTTTTCAGCAGTTGCAGCATTTTACTGTCGCCTTCTGCAAACCACGCAGGACCTCTTGCGTATGCCTCATTGCCGCTGACAAGATAACGCGCTACCGGTACTGCTTCTTCTTCAAAGCCGCCAACATACAAGTATTCGTCACTCTCTGACTTTTCCAACCAGTACACGCTTCTATACGGCATATTCAGTCTGTCCATGTAGCCAGGCAGCTTATCACTGTTAGGCTCTACCATCCAGCAGACTTTATACTTCTTAGTAAGATTGGTCTGATTGTCTAACAGTCCTTTCAGATTGTCGGGCAAAGCGTCTACGCCGAAGCAGTCTGCTAGCTGCTGCAAAGTCATATCGTACTTTCTTGCAAAAGTAGTTACCTTGCCGAAACCGTCTGCTTCAAGTGCATAAGTACCGATTGTCATTGTCTGAAACCTCACGCCGTTTTCTGCGTCGTAGAATATAGCCATCGGGCACTGTCCAAAAGGCAATTCCAGATATACAGTATGGATGCTGTTATAGAAGTTGCTCTTTGCAAGCACGCTTGATACAATCTCTTGTCTTGTGTCAAGCACCTTCATAGCCTCAACATTCGTATTCAGTTCCGGCCGTCTATATGCAAATCTGAACCACTGGCGGCTCGGCGGTGTAAGTCCGCTCATAACGCCAGCAGCGAATACCTGTGCCGCTCTCCAAGCTACCCCGTGCACAATCTTTAAGTCACGTCTGCGTGCGGGATTGGTCTTGTCTGCCGTATCGTCAAACTCTCCGACAAACGGGAGCTGATAATCTCTTATCTCTTTCCATCTGTCTACCCAATCTCGCCTATCCTCGTACATGCTTTTAAGCTTACGCACCAAACGTTGGCGGTCTGGCAAGTTCTTTTTCAGCGGCACCCCGTCACTAGGAAGTGTTCCCTGTGGCTTGCTCGCCGCTATCGTTTGAAAGTTCATAAGCTGTTACCTCTTAGCCTAAAGTATTACGGCCGCCCTCGCCGCCACTAGCAATAGTGCTTGTCTGCGTAGATGAAAAGCCTCTGCGTTTCTTCTTGTTACTGTCGCTGCCGGCCGCAACTTCGCTGCTTGTCGCAACGGTAGTCGGTGCCGGGTCCACCTTTTCAATAGTCGGCATGTTGCCGCCACCGAATAATTTTGCAATGCCACCCATTTTTAAATCGCCCCCATAATCGAATATTCTGTATTGCACATCAGCACTTTAGGCTTTCTATCGTCAAACCCTAACTGCCTTAACGGAACCTTCCTTGCAAATGTTAGTGCCAGGCCGTCTGCAAGGTCCGGTGAACGTCCTAGCTTTTCTTTTATCTCCTCTTTAGGCGTTAGTATTAAACGCCCATTCTTAGAGTACTTGTAGTGAATGACAGCAAGCTCCTCTCTTAGTCCAGGTTCATCCGGCAAAGCTCCGCCATCTTCTATCCAGTCTTTCAGTTTGAAGTACATCTCTGCTCTGATATTCTCATAGCGCTTATTCTCTATCGCCGCACCTTGAAATGGTATCTCTCTCAAAGCCGTGTACCCCATCTGCCGTAATCTGTCGACTACGCCAGCACCCATGTTGCCAACGTCTATAAAGGTCATATCTGCCTTATTTTCATCCATTGCCAAAGCAATATAATCTGCCGTCTGCATCGTGTTCAGCTTCTTATAGATTCTCGGCTTAGCATATGCCATTAAACCCTTACGCCGCCATATGCACGTTCTGTCATCGCCAAAGCGCGCTATATCAGCGCCTTGCACCAGCGGCATATCATAGGGAACATCCTTTTCTGTCAGCTCTCTACTGAAAGCCTTATCTAGTTCCTCCAGGCTGAAAAGCTCGTTGATTGCCGATACGCTAAAGTCACACAAATACTCTTGTCTGAACTCTACCTCCGGCATATCCTCTTTCAACTCTTCGATACTCTTTGCGTCTATAATTCCACTGTCATATACGTTAGAAAGATAAGCAAAGTATCTCTTATTTGTCTTTGCCTTCTTGTACATCTCATAGAAATTATTCTGCCCCTTGGGTGTACCGATGAAATAGCAATAGCCTTTTCTGTCGCCGTTCTCTATCGCAGGTCGGATTATCTGTGTCCACATCTCCGGCTTCATGTCTGAATATTCGTCAAGTATTACGCCGTCCCAATATGTACCACGCAACGCGTCGGGATTGTTCGCACCAACGATATATATCCTCGCTCCCTGTGCTCCAGGTATCTTACTAGGGAATTCAACATACTTCTTTGTTTCATTCACCTTAATGCCCTCTATGACGCTTGTGTAATACTTCAATGGTCCCCATGCAATAATTTCCATCTGTGCACTGAACGGACCTACCAAAGCATACTGCGGGCTGATTAAGTCACTCTGCAAAGCATCCCTTATAAGGTGATTCACCATTCCGATGGTCTTACCAAAGCGGCGGTGTGCTACGATTACTGCAAAGCGGTGTCTGCTTAATTCCTTATGCAGCACCTTCGCCCATGCAGGTCGTGGAGTATATGGTATCTGTATTACGTTTTCCATGTTTACCCCCTTGAAAAAATCGTTTTGGTAATTTTTGGTATTTACCTCCCCCGGCGGCTGCGAAATTTTTGGGCCCCACCCCCACTCAATGTCAGCGGGAAAGGCAAGAACCAAAATCAACTTTTGCGAAAACCCAGGGAAATCACCAACGCCAGCGCCGCCAAACAAAAGCCAGAACCAACGCCCAGCCAAAAACAAAAACGTGGTAGGCCTGCCGCATCAGCCAGGCAGGAACGGCCGCAGCACATCACCAGGCGAACGCCTGCCGCTAACATCATCAGCCAGGCCGTCAACATCTGGAACCGCCAGCTAATCAGCAGCAGCAGGATAATATTTTACGTCCGATAATAAAGATTATGTTAAAAACTCTATCTATGTTTGTGTTTTTGTAGCATCTTTTGAACAATCGTTTACTATCACTGCATCATCTGCCGCGCCCCAATGATACACAGCCGGGCCCTTGTTAGCGTGCGTCTGCTTGTCAAACGCGCCTATACTATCAGCATATAGCTTTGACGCGGCTAGCTTATCCTTGTTGCTGGCCTTGTTGTCTGACATTATCTTGAGCCAATAGGCCTGCAGGTCCTGCACGGCCAGCACGGCTACAGCTGCGCCCTGCTGTTTGAGCAACGCCGCACATTCCTCCAGCGTCTGCGGCTGGGTGACTATTGCCGGCGGCCTGCCTCTTGTTGGTGTATTTGTGTTACTTAATAAACTTTTAATCTTAAACATTTCCGTCACATTCTCGTTACAAACTATGTAACTGTATATACAATTAATATTATCAATAATGACAATCACTAAGCAATACATTAACAATACATATTGAAAAGATAATCATTATTTACCAGAAAAGACAATAAAAAAATGATTAACAGAATCCATCTGTCAATCATCAATTAAATTATATTTATTATCTTGCTATAAATTATATGCCTTAAAAAATGCTATTAAGTCAATGATACATTATTATATTTTTGTGAACGCCGTTAATCTATTATAAATGGTGCTGAATAAAAAAAGAACGGCCGCCGCTGAACATCTGCCAGCGTGCGGCCGTTGCTACTCTTATAATGTTGTTTTAGCCCTGCGTATCATCTGCGGGGCTGCCGTCGCTATCTGCTGGCGGCGCGGGGAACGTCAGAACGGCGCGCCCCGTATCATCTACAAACGCCAGGCGAACGCCGCAGGCCTGCGCTATCCTAGTTAAATCCTGCGCCGTGAACGAATCCCGGTTATATTTGTTGCTTATCGCCTGCGGCCGTGCCAATCCGCACGCCTGGGCCAAATCCGCGCGGCTCAATCCTGCCAGCTGGGCCGCGGCCTTGATTGTCGGTGTAATCATGTTGCTATACCTCCCTAGTTATCTTACTATCTACATTATATACCCGTTCCGAGTTTTTGACAACTCAAAAAAATATAAAAAAATCTCAAATTGAGTATTGACAAGATACTCAACACGAGTTATAATAGACCCAACAAATGAAGAACGGTACTCAAACAGAGTTACCATTCAAGGAGGAATTAAACAATGACTTTTGAAAAGTATAACGCCAACCCCGAAAACAAAAATATTGGTGATTGCTCAATTAGAGCAATCTGCACGGCAACCCCGTTAACCTACCAGCAGGCTAAAAAGCTGCTGGAAACAAAGGTATTTGAAAGCGGCGCTGCATGGAACACCGTGAAGAACATCACCGCCGCCCTGGCTGACCTGGGAATTGAAGTTAAAGCCGCCAGCCGCGAAACAGTCAACAGCTTTACAAAGCATTGCGACACCGGCGCCAGCTACGTTATTTTTGTAGCAAAGCACGCTGTAGCCGTTGTTAACGGCGTTATCTATGATACATGGGACAGCAGCCGCCGTTTTGTAAAACTGATTGCGAAAGTCAGCCGCGAGAAATTCGACGAACTGAAACAAAAATACAACCCGGAACCGAAAAAGGAGGAAAAGAAAGTGGACTGGAAAAAGATTTTTGCCGCTTGCGAAACAATCGAGGAATTAAAGAAGGCATTTAAAAAAGCCTGCATGAGTTGCCACCCCGACAAAGGCGGCAGCGCCGCCGAATTTAAGGCAATGAGCGCAGCGCACGACAAGCGCGCCGCTGAACTTGCCGAAAGCGAGAGCCGCCAGGAGTGGCAGCGCAACAAAAAAGCGGACGGCACGTACAAGACCGCCGCCGAAATCCTGGCAGAACAAGCAGAATTTACCGAAATTCTGGCCGTGCTCATGGGCTTGAAAGGCCTTGAAATCGAGATTTGCGGTAATTGGTTATGGATTGGCGGCGAAACGAAAGCCGTCAAGGACGTTTTGAAAGAAGCGGGCTGCAGATGGGCCAGCAAGAAAAAATTATGGTATTGGCACGCCGGGGAGTGGGTGAAGAAGGTCCGCCGCACGTTGAGCATGGACCAAATCCGCGACCTGCACGGCAGCGAGTTTTTGAAATACCGCCCGGAAACGCCTTTATTACAATAGCCGAAACGCCGCCCCGCGCGGCGTATACCGGGGACCGGCCGCCCCGGTACTGATGAGGCAGGCCAAAAACTGAACCTTGAAAATTTTAAAAGCGAAATAAAGGAGGAAATAAAAATGTCAGTTTTTAAATTATCAGCGAATCATGTTTACGCCGTTGCCGTTGGCGTTACAAAGCTGCTGAACAACGTTCCCGCCGTCAATTATGTTTTTTTAAAGGACAACACGCGCGACGCTTTAAACGCAGCGTTTAAAGGCTGCAAAGGCGTTCCGAACTACAGTCTGTATCCATACGAGGAAGCGAACGTGTTTACCCTTTTAGCCGGCATCAACGCCCGCGCATACGTTGGCAGATACGGCGAACCGGCGGAAGCGGTCCGGCTGGATGAAATCACCGAACCCCGAAACCTGCTGAAAACGCCGAAAATCGTCAATCAGCATTACGAACCCGGCGCCGATTGGTTCGCCTGGGCAAAGCTGCTTGAATCGTATATCTATCAATGCGACGGTGACACCACCGGAAGCGACCCCACTATAAAGGCGCTTGAATTGCTGCTAGTAGATGTTAAGTTATGGATTTTTAACCATTTAGACATTTACGACCGCGCGCCGTGGCTCATTTAAATTACGGAATCAAGGAGGCTTTAAAGTGAAGCGAAAGAAATTTTATCAGCTTGACGGCGTGTGTCGTAATAGTCATAATCTTATTATTGACCTTGCGAATAATTGCAGCGTTGCAATTTACGGACCGAAAGTGTTCTTTGTTTGCTGGTTCTTCGCTGGCAACCCCGGCCGCATATATAAAGCGGAAGTGTGCGGAACCAGCGTAAGCAATTTTTGTTTAGACCGCTGAATCAGCAACTTAAACTATTCAACCCACTACACCGGCAGGAAAGCCGCCGCCGGTGTAGAATATTAATAGACAGAAACAATTTTAGGAGGAATCAACCATGTTAAAAGAAGTTAAAAACAACGTTTATAACGCCTTTTTTGTAGCCGCCGATGAAGAAGGCCGCCGCTATGCAGCTTTCGAAAGCGACTGGAACGGGGAATATTGGGAAGCGACCGCCTGCACGGAAAGCGGCGAGCTTATCAAAGGCGAAACCACTAAGCTTTACCCCGTTCACGTTTACCACGCTGGAACCGACGAATACGAAGAAGTGGGCTACGATGAAGAAGCGCCCCGCGTTCTGCTGCCTGGCTGGCGCGACTACCAGAAGTGCGGCTATAACGAAAGCTATTCCCTGGCCCCCGTCGCTTATAGTGAAGCGAGTGACCGCGTTTACATGATGCTGCCGGAAGGCGCTAGCGTTTACGCTGATGACGCAGGCTGCCCAGTGATTGATTTTGACGGCTTTAAACAAGCCGACGTAATTAATCAATATGACGCGCAGGGCTGCCGCCCGTACATCATCGACAACGACCGCCGCCGCGCGTATCTGGAAGTTGTCGAACTGTAACCCCGAATCACCCGCCCGGCGCAAGCCGGGCTATTACGAAAGGAGAAGGAAGAATGAGAACACAGCAATTAAAAAAGTTGCGTGTAATGGTCGAGCGAGCAAGATGCTTCTATGGTTGCGCTTGTTCAAACATAGAAGCAAGCGAATACTATGCCCCGTACTGGAAGCGCGACCCGCGCAAAAGTGAAAAGGCCGCACTGCATACCCAGGCAAGCAATTCCTGGTATGCTTGCCTTGCAATACTGGACAAGATAGATGCACGCTTATAAAAAACAAGCCCCGAGGCAAACGCCCCGGGGCTTTTCTGTATCCTGCAAACGCGAGCAGGCTATATATTTTGGGAACTGAAAAGTTTTGCAGGTATAATCTATGGCTGCCATGATTGGAACGCGTGGCGGCCCTTTTCTGCGCGTGTGGCGCATACTTTAGGGAAGCGAAAAACAAAAAGCCCGGCAACGCCGGGCTTTTCTTTTTGGTGCGATTTCATAAAGAAAATCAACAATATTTCAATCCGTGCCAGCTTTACGCCTTTAGAGCTAAACCGACAAGCGCAATACTTGAAAGGCGCTTACACTTATCGACAAGGCTATTATAGCGTAACGCCCAACCAATAGCAAGCATTTTCTTAATGTTTGGAAGCGGCAGCGCCTGCCTTTAGCCTTCTTTCTTCTGTTCCGCCCTGGCCTTTTGAAAACTGTTCGCGTTTATATCAATCCGAATCAATCCTTCTTGAATCGCCAGCATGAGTAGGCCGTCAATGAATGAGCGGCGGCGAAGCGCGTAAACCTGCGGGCTAATCTCATCAATTACAGAAATTTTGCGGACCGTCCAATGGTATACATATCGGTGCTGAATCGCTTTATAAGACTTGTCCCCAAAGCGCTGCCGAAACAGAAGAAGCGAACGCTCAATGACGTCCAGCCATTTTTCTGGTTGATAAACCAAAAACGCCTGCCCAAGATAAATGCAGCGGACGGCGGCAAGCGGCGTTACTGCTTGAATCGCAAGGCGTGCCGTAGAATCGCCGCCGGTCCTCATATCAAATTCCAAGCGTTCCGCCCTCTGCTGCATCCTGGCGGAAACAACCGCTTTACCAATCGCGTTTTTTGCAAAGAGTAAGCTTTCTGCATAATCTGCGGCTTCTGAATAATCCATTTTCTTTACCAGTCCACATCATCGAGCGGGTCTTTCTGTTCATCTTTCGGAGGATACGGCGCTGTGCTTTTCGCTATCTTTACGCTTTCCAAATGTTCCAGCAGTAAATAGCTTGCTTTAGAGTTCTTGCCATTCCTATCCACGTATAAATCAGTCTGGAAGCGGCCGCCGACAATAACTTGCGTGCCTTTTGTGATGTAATTGCTGATATATTTAATCAGTCCTGGGATAAAACAGCGGCAGGAAATGTAGTCATAAATCTTTTTGCCGTCCTTATCAAGGTACGTTCTGGAGCACTGAATTTCAAGGTTGCATACCTCTTTGCCGTTCTTCATAACTTGCACCGTAGGTTCAAACTTCACCCAGCCAAGTATTAAACAGTTATTCAACATTATAAATTTTCACCTCAACTTTTGGTATGTCACTATATTTTTTAGATACTGTAAGTTTAACAATCTGTTTATCATCCTTATAGACAATACCAGATATAGAATCAAGAATAATCTTTGCGACGTTATCAACATCGGGTTTTTTTATCGGTAACTGTAAGCCGTTTAAAGCCTGCTCCTTGAATTTTTTGACTTGCTGGCAGGAATACCCACGTCAGCTATTATCTCAACGCCCAGGGGTAATTCCGTGAGCGTCAGCCCTATTCTTTGCATTGCTTCACTAGCAAGCAGTTTGACATACGCTTTATAGTTGCGGCTTTTCTCCGGGTCGTATGCTTTCACAAATCCACCGTGAGTAGAGAAACGGGGTCTGCCCTGCGCCGTCGGTTCGCCTGGAATCGTAAATGTTAAATTCATTTTTCTGTGTCCTCTTTACTCTCACGTACTGCAAAAGCAGGTTTAATAACATTTCCCAATTCATGGCCCCTATGATAATTTTCAGCCGTTGCTGTAATGAAAACATCGTCAAGGTGGCGCAGCCCCAGGCTATATGTTTCTTCGTCCTCTTCCTTTGCCAGCTCCGCCATATATAAGCCAATCAGACTGTATACGGCAATGTCCTTCAAACTTTCAGCGATTTTATCGCCGTGAATATCGTGAGTATAAACAAAGGCGATATGCTTTGCCATATACGCTTTCAGTTCCTCAAACATTCCCTCTGCATTGTCGCCGCGTCCATTCAGAAGCGCGCCGCGACGGAAATTAGCAAGCTCATCTGTGCCGGAAGAATACTGCTCATGCTTTTTCTTAAACAGCGCCTCCAATTCGTCAAGCTGTTGGCACACGAATTCACTCATATGTTTACTACACATTCTGGTACCTCCTCTATTTCGTCTAAATAATATACTGACAGAAATTCATCGGTAGAATTCTTCTCAGCCTTGACTTTAGCGTCTTTCGCCGTTTCTGCATCGACGATTTCTGTAAGTCCCATATCTGGGAACGCTATACTTTCCCATCTAAGCCGGTAATGTTTCATTCTATCACTCCTTTTATAAAAAGCGGCTGCGTAAGAATTCTTGGATTTTACGCAGGCCTGTTTCATCAGTCCATAACAATAATGGGCCTACCGTTGCCAAGTCCGCAACCTACTGCCATACGGCAACCCAGCCGCCGCACCCATGAGCTTAATTCAAATTAATGTAACACCAGCGAATAACGGCATCTTCAAAGCATACGAACTCGCAGTCAAAGCTCTCTCTAGCGATTGTGTCACATTGCCTGTAGCCAATAAATATGTCTCCTTTTGACGATTCTCCGACTTTGATTTCAAAAATACAGAGTTTATTTTCGCTCGGCATAACATCATTACCATGCCATTCACCGCATATAGGCTTGTTATTCATTTTCACCATCTCCTAAATGCAACCTACTATCTTCAACAATCCAACCAATCTTTCTGCCACAGTGAGGGCAATATTGATAATTTTCATCGCGGTCAATAAATCTAGCGCCGCATTCGTCACACGCATATTCCATCATCGGATAGTCGTATACAGAGCAACTTACTTCTGACACCCTTATTTCTTCCATTTTCTCACCTCCTCGGCCATTTTTTGACGGCTTCCGGGTGCTTTGCTTTCATTCTTTGCACAAACAATTTTTTTAAACTGCACCACGCATATCTATTTCTTCTAAAAACAACATTTACGGCACGTCTAATCATTACTAATCGTGGCAAGAACTCACTTCCGGGCGGTTTCAAATGTTTGTAGTCGTTTAACTTATTGCCAATGGTTCTTTTCATGAATTTCACCTCAACTTTTACAAGAGATTTTTGCAACATGTTGCAGTTTTCGCTTTTAATATTTATACTCCACGCCCATTTCTTTAGCCACGGCAGGCAGTGCAGTTTCCGCTTCATCATACGTGCGGTATACCCAGCCTTTATCAAACAAAGCACGTTCATAGGGGTGCGCATCCCACTGCTGTTTCACAACAACCCACTCTTCACTAAGACCTCCGAAAG